TACAGTTCTTGGTGATACATTTGACATTGGAACTCCAACGGACTCGACGGTTACAGCTGGTTCTTTATCATCAACTTTTTTCGTGAAAAATTCACAAACATGGAGTAGTATATCTATGTCAGGTTCAAATAACGGAGCCTTGGTTGGACCCGTTACAGTTTCAGGCACAATAACAATTCCATCAGGGAGTACATTCGTAATTTTATAATGAGTAAACTAGAAACAAACACTATTGATACAGTATCAGGAACTTCGACATTACAAGTTGGAAGTACAAACACATCTACTATTACTTTAGGTGCAAGTGGTGATACAATCAATGTACCATCTGGTGCAACATTTAATATAAATGGAACAGCTGGAACTGGAGTTGGAGTTGCTGGTATTACATCAAGTGCAGATGGAACAGCAATAACTATTGATAGTTCAGAAAATGTATCAATGGCTCAAAATGTAGGTTTTAATTCTGGTTTTGGATCAGCTACAACTGTTTATGGTGTTAGAGCTTGGGTTAATTTTAATGGAACTGGAACACTTGCTATTAGAGATAGTGGTGGTGTTAGTAGTGTTACTGATGTTGGTACTGGTGCTTACAGAGCTAATTTTTCAAACAATATGCCTGATGCTAATTTTACTGGTATAACTAACGCTGGTCCAGTAATTTCAACTGGAGCAAAACAATTTAATTTTTGTTGTTGTAGCCAACCAGATGTTGTTGGTTCAGTTACAATTACTAATAGAGAAGTTGATGTTGATGATAATGGTTTTTCTTCAGCAGACAGTGCTTATATTGGTTTAATAGCAATTAGGTAATAATTATGGATAAAAGAATAATATATAAAAATACAGATGGATCAGTTGGAATAATTGTTCCAATTATTGAAAGTGGTTTTACACTTGAACAAATTGCAAAAAAAGATGTTCCAACAGGATTAAAATATAAAATTGTAGATGTGTCAGATATTTCATCTGATAGAACTTTTAGAGATGCTTGGACTATTGATGAAGCAGAATTAACTGATGGAGTTGGTGAATGATAACTATTGATATTACAAAAGCTAAAGAGGTTTGGAAAGATAAAATTAGATTTAAAAGAACTGGAGCTTTAAAAAAATTAGATTTAGATTTTATGAAAGCACAAGAAGATGAAACTGATACTACTTCTATTATTGCAGATAAAAATACTTTAAGAGATTTACCAGAACAAGTTAATACAGCTTCTACAGTTGATGAAATTAAAGCTGTATGGAATGATTTATTAGGAAATAAAGAATAATGGCAGACGGAACTTTAAAAGTAGGAACAATAACAACGAGCTCTGGATCAGGGACTATTACTCTTGGTCAATCTGGAGAGACTGTTGATATGGCTAATGGATCTATTACTTTGAATAGTGATATGAAAAACACTCCAGCTTTTCAAGTTAAAAAAACATCAACTCAAAGTATTCCAAATGCAACTGTTACAAAACTTACTTGGGATGCAGAAGATTGGGATACAGATAGTGCTTTTGCATCAGATAAATTTACTGTTCCATCTGGAAAAGCTGGAAAATATTATTTTCAAGTTACTACAGAAATTACTGGTATTGATGATGGAGAGTATGTTCAACTTAGGTTTCATAAAAATGGAAGTAGTCAAGCTGGAACTACTGCAAGATGGTATTCTCCAGGCTCTAGTAATGATGTAAGAGCAAGAACGAATGTTATACTTGATTTATCTGCTACTGATTATGTTGAAGCGTATGTTTATCATACTGAGGGTGGATCAAGAGATGCAAGTAGTAGTGAAACATTTTTTAGAGGATATAAATTAATAGGAGTATAATGACAGCAATTTTAAAAGTAGACACGATACAAGATACATCAGGTAATAACATTATCAACGAGAGTTCTGATACTATTACTATCGGAGCGGCTGGTGATACAGTTGATGTACCAGGAACAGAGGTAAAAACAAATAAAGTTTCTCCAACTTCAGGAACTTCTTTGCAAATTGGAGATTCAGGAGACACAATCACTATTCCTTCAGGTGCTACTATTACAAACAGTGGTACAGCATCGGGATTTGGTGGAATTACAATGGCTAATCAATGGCGAATAACCACAGCTCAAAATAATATGGATGATGGAGATCATGTAACTAATAATTGGGAACAAGCAGATAGTTATGGTTATGGTGGAATAGGAAGTAGTATGACACAATCTGGAGGATTTTTTACTTTTCCAAGCACAGGAATATATTACATCCAATTTCATGCAGATATTGTTGATGCAACCGAACAAGCGTATTTAGGTTGTCAAATTAAAACAACTACAAATAATAGCTCTTACAATGTTGTTTCACAAGCAAATGTGCATTTAAAATTAATAAATAGTGGTAATACTTATACTCATCCTATAACACAAACTATTTTTGATGTAACAGATACTACAACTCACAAAGTAGTGTTCGCTGTAAGTTGTCAAAATAATAATATAAATGTAAATGGAAACACAAATAGTAACGAAACCAGTGCAGTTTTCATAAGATTAGGAGATACGTAAAATGATAAACGATGATATTTGGTTTTTTCAAATGGCTTTACATAGTTTTAATGGTGGAAATTGGTATGGTTGGAAAACACATGATGATAATGGAAATAAGATTCCAGACGACCAGAGAATGACTTACGCAAATATTAAAATTATTAAAGATGGTTCAACCATTCCTAGTGAAACAGATGTTAATGCAAAAAAAGCAGAATTAAAAAAAGAACATGAAGACAAAGTTGCAAATAGTATTGCAAAAAAAGCCTCTGGTAAACAGAAGCTAAAAGATTTAGGATTGGACGACGCAGAAATTAAAGCGTTGATAGGAGCATAATGGCAATAACTAGACTAGGACCAAATAATAGTACAAACATATCTGGAGTAAATTTAACAAGCCAGGTTACAGGAACATTGCCAGTTGCTAATGGTGGTACAGCGTTATCATCAGGGTTTGTTAATGGTGGTGTTAGTTCTCCAATGTTTCAAGCAAAACTAACAACAAATTCAACAACCTTTTCAGAAGGTTCTTTAACAACTCTTGTAATGAATTCAGAAGATTTTGACACAGATAATGCTTACAACACATCAAATGGACAATTTACACCTCAAACAGCTGGAAAATATTTTTGTGAAGTTTTTGTTCATGCAGACAGGGGTGGTTCAACAATGAGTGATTTAAAAATGGCTTATGTGCAACTTTTTAAAAATTCAAGTGGCAGTGGTGGTAAAGCTACTCAACAACATGATATGCGTAACAATTATGGTAGAGGATTTGGTGTAAATGTAAGTGCTATATTTGATCTAAATGGTAGTTCAGATTATGTTTATCCTGTTTTATCAATACAAACAAACAGTGGTAGTGATCCAGTTTTTGTTGGTGAAAGTAGTTATACATATTTTAGAGCGTTTAAATTAATAGGTGTATAATAAATGCTCGGACTGACTTCCATATCCGGTGCTCCAATATCGACATCGTTCTTTAACCCAAACATTACTATTAATGTAACAGGAAATCCTTTAACACTTTCAGTTGGTCAATCATCTGCACTAGCAGGAGCTTTTGTAACACCAACGGGTAACCCTTTAACACTTGGCTTTGGATCTTTAACTATTGCTGCAGCAGCAAATGTAACACCTACTCCTACACCATTAACTTTAGGTGTTGGTACAATTACAGTATCAGCGGCAGCTAATACAAGTGTCACAGGAAACCAATTGACCTTGTCTACAGGAAGTGTTACAATCACTGCAGCTGCGAATGTAAGTCCTACAGGCGTGCCTATGACTCTTACTGTCAATGATCCAGGTATCATTACATGGCAACCTATAGATCCAGGAGCATCACAAACATGGGTTAATATAGACCCTTATTAGGAGAATTATGGCATCAAGTTTTTCAACAAATTCAAAATTAGAGCTTATAGCTACAGGTGAAAAAGCAGGTCTTTGGGGTACAATTACCAATACAAACCTACAGATCCTAGAACAACTAGCTACAGGTTACTTGTCTTCTGCACAATTAGCATCTGGTGATTTAACTTTAGCACTAGATAATGGTGCAACATCAAATGGTAAAAACATATACATTAAATTAACCGGTACATTAGGTGCAAATAGAAGTGTAACTATACCCGATGGTGCTGAAAGAATTATAGTATTTGAGGATGCAACGACAAGAGGTACATCTGCACTATACACAATTACAGTTAAAACGGTATCGGGGACCGGGGTTTTATTACCTGTTGGATCTAAATCATTAGTATATTCAGATGGTACAAACGTTAGTCTAGGAATAAGACAAAAAGGTTATGTAACACTAAACTCTTCAACAATTACTGCATACACTGCAGTTGATGGAGACCAGATATTTGCAAATACAACAGCTAACCCAATTACTGTAACTTTACCGGCTTCACCTGCAACAGGTGCTGAAGTTACATTTATTGATGCAAGAGGGACTTTTAACTCTAACAACTTAATTGTTAATAGAAACAGTCAACCAATAAATACAGGTACATCAAATTTAACACTAACAACTAATGGTCAAGCTTTTACATTAGTGTATGTAGATGCAACGAGAGGCTGGGCATTTAAGACTAACACAGCGTAAGGAGCACAGATTATGGCTCTTATCGAGTATAACTTTTTACCGGGTGTAGACAAACAAAACACTTCTGCTGGAGCAGAGAATAGATGGGTTGATTCAGATAATGTAAGGTTTAGATATAACCTACCTGAAAAAGTTGGTGGTTGGTCTTCTTTAATATCCGATTCTATTGTAGGTGTATCAAGAAAACTTCATGCGTTTGTAGATTTAAATGGTAATAGATATGTTGCAATTGGCACAGATAAATTTTTACTTTTATATTTTGAAGGACAGTTATTTGATATAACACCTTTAAAATCAACACTGTCCTCTTCTACTATTGCAACAACTAATAACGACCCTGTTTGTACAATAACTACTTCTACATCTCATGGATTAGAACCAGGAGATATAGTTTTATTAGATAGCGTTACATTACCAAGTGGTACAGGTTTTAGTGCATCAGATTTTGAAGATAAATTATTTCAAGTAACATCAGTTCCATCACCTACAACTTTTACAATTACACAAAGCAGTAATGCTGGTGGCACAGTTTCAACAGGTGGTAGTATTGCAGTTAAGCCCTATGAAAAAGTAGGTCCTTCTGCACAAAACTATGGTTATGGTTTTGGTATATCTCAATGGAACGGATCTGTATCGGGTGCAGCTACATCAACATTAAACGGATCCTTAAGTGCAAACTCTTCGGGTACTGGAGGCTCTGGTACTAATGTTACATTGGTTGCTACAACAAACTTTAGTGCTGCTGGTAGAATTTTAGTAGAGAGTGAATTAATATCTTATGCATCTATATCGTCACCAAACTTACAAAGTATTGTAAGAAATGTTAACGGAACAGATAATGCAACACATAGTTCTGGAGTAACAGCAACAGATGCAACAAACTTTTCTGACTGGGGTGAAGGTGTATTAGCATCAGAAGTAACTCTTGAACCTGGTCTATGGAGTTTAGATAATTTTGGTCAAGTACTAGTTGCAACAATTGCAAGCGGTAAAACATTTACATGGAATGCAGGAGCTGCATCACCTCTAACAGTTAGAGCATCAACAAGTACATCTGGTTTTTCAACATCTGCTAATCCAACTGCATCAAGATTAACTTTGATATCACCAACAACAAGACACTTATGTCACTTTGGAACAGAAACAACTATTGGAGATACGACAACACAAGACGATATGTTTATAAGATTCTCTAATCAAGAAAACATAAATAGTTATGACATCACTGCAACTAACAGTGCCGGTGATTTTAGATTGCAAGATGGTACTAAAATTATTAGTGCTATTAAAGCAAAAGAAACAATATTAGTTTTTACAGATAATGCATTATACACAATGAAATTTGTAGGTGCACCTTTTACATTTAGTTTTGAGCAAGTAGGTACAAACTGTGGTTTGATAGGTAAGAATGCAGTTGTTGAAATAGATGGTGCAGCTTTTTGGCTATCACCAAATGGTTTCTTTATGTTTGATGGTACGGTTAAATCACTACCATGCACAGTAGAAGATTTTGTATATAACAATTTTGATACTACCAAAGGCCAACAAGTTGCTGCTGGTATTAATAATTTATTTACAGAAGTTATTTGGTACTATCCTTCACAAGGATCTAGTTTCAATGATAAATATGTTGTGTTTAATTATGGTGAGTCTAGCAGTTCTAGAATGCCTGGAGGAATATGGTATACAGGAACAGAGTCCAGAACATCTTGGATTGATGCAATTGTATATCCTAAACCATATGCTACTAAATATGATTCTTCAAGTAACGGAAGTTTTCCAACAGTCGTAGGTCAAAGCGGACTGGGTCGTACTCAGTTTTTTGAACATGAAGTTGGAACAGATCAGGTTAACCAAGATGGTTCTACTACAACAGTCACCTCTTTCGTACAATCTTATGATATTGATATAGAGCAAAGACAAAGTACTAAACCAGGACAAGGTGCAGGACCAAAAGTTTCGGGTGAATTTTTTCTAGCAATGAGAAGATTTGTACCTGATTTTAAAGCATTGACTGGAAATGCTAAAGTAAGTTTAGGTGTTAAGAGATATCCACAAGAATCAAACACTACAACAGCATTAAGTCCTTTTACAATAGACTCAACTACACTTAAAAAAGATACAAGAGCAAGAGGTAGATTTGTAAACGTTAAAATAGAAAACGATAGTTCTGGTGAAGAATGGAGATTTGGTACATTAAGATTAGATGTTCAAGGAGACGGACGTAGATAATGACAAAAATTAATATAAGAATACCAGAACCAAAAATAGAATACGATGTGTCCAACCAAAAACAAATAAACAGAGCTTTAACTATTATGAAAGATCAGTTAAACTCTACATTTTTAAATGAAGTAAAACAGGAGCAAGAGAGATTCTCTTGGTTTATAAGTGGCTAATATATATAAAAACGAATTAATAGATCTTAGCACTACAGATAATACTGTAGTATACACAACACCGTCTGATTCTAGAGCTATAATTAAAAGTATCTTAGTATCTGAAGATGCTGGATCAGGATGTGATATAACTTTTACTATAACTAATGCTGCTTCTGCGGTATTTAGTTTGTTTAAAGATAAGACAATAGCCTCAAAAACAACAACAGAGCTGTTAACTCACCCTTTAATTTTAGAAGAAAATGAGGTATTAAAGGCACAGGCAACAGATGCAAATGAATTACACGTTATTGCATCGATACTTGAAATAAATAGGGATTAATATGTCGTTTATAGAAACAGAAGCATCATACAGAATAGAAGTTATAAATGGTAAACCAGTAAAAATTATTACACCACAAACAGAAATAACATTGACAAATACAAAAACAGGTCAAGAGTATAATTCTGATGCAGAAGCAATGCAAGATGTGCAAGATTCAAATACAGAAACTGTAGCTGACGATATTAAAAGAGATGTTAAAGTAACTGTAGAAGCTTTACCAATAGGAGGCAACGCTAAATTATAATGCCACCAGGATTTTATAACCCATACGATCAACAAGTATATGATGCAGGTTTTAAATATATACCTCAAAGTAAATATTTATTAAACCCATTTAAAATACCTACCGACGACTCTACAACTCCTCCTGATACCGGAGGTATAACTAGTTTAAACCGTGGTGGCGGTGATGGTTTTAATCCTTACAACACAGACATGAGCAAAGTCAGGCAAGACTACAATGCGTTTCCAAGTAGACAAGCTGGAGAAATATATTCTGGAACATTTAATCCACGATCTCTTCCAGGACCTCAAATGCCTGATAAATTAGGTATTTCAACTAACACTGTTCCTCTTGGAAATAATAGAATTAGTGCTTCTCAACTTGGAATAAATCTTCCTGGAGGACAAGTACAAAACGCATATAATAGAGCTAGGAATGCGATGAATATGAGAGGCGACGATACTATGTCAAGAGACTATCCTGAATTTACCGCAGCAGAAGTTGCTCGTCTTACTAACGACAGTATACAAGATTACAGACAAAACTACGGGGCTCAGGGACAATACGTTGACCAGTATGACCCTAACTATTCTTCAATGACAGAAGCACAAAAATTTATGGATAACTATCCAGATTATTATGGTGTGCCGTCAGGTGTCCCTGAACCAGGAATACCTGCTGCTATAGGAAGATATATGTCAAATAGTTTATTAGGAAAAGGATTTGGAATTGCAAAAGACTTTTTAGGTAGAGTAATGCCTATTAATGAAAGAGCTATTATGGAGAATGAAGCAAGAGGTGCAGGTATATTTACAGACGACATAGGAAGAATTGTTACCGATGATTACAATACTGCTGGAGGTATTATGGCAGGATACAATCTTAATAAAATAGATGCAGGTACATTCGACAAACGAAGAGGCACAATAGAAAATACTTTAGGTAGTAAATATGGTTTAACTGCTGGTCAAATAGAAGCTGCTAAAAACAATCCTAACTACAAAGGACCAGGTGCAAATTTAATTGAAAGATTAGGGCTATTAGATGAATCAGAAAAAGACATATTTGATGCACGTAAGAAAACAAAACAAATTTATAAAATGAGAAAAGATAAAAAAGATGCAGACAAGAAAAGAAAAGAAGCGGAAGCGGCAGCAGCTGCAGCAGCAGCACAAGCAGAGAGAAACAGGGTTGCTCAAGTTCAAAATAGATTAGATACAGGTAGTTATGTAGATAGAGATAGCGGTGGTTATAGTGCTAGTGATAGAGCTGTTGGTGGTGGTAGAGAGGCAACTAATGCTCAGGGACAAAACGCGGCTCAAGCAACAGCTGCTGGAACGGGTACTTCTCAAGGTTATTCTCAACACTACATGGATGGTGGTAGAGTTTACTATATGGATGGTGGACTAGCAGATATGCTGGAGATATATGATTGATTATAGAACAAAAAGGCGATAAAAGGTTAAAACTATGGCAATTTCAAGAATGAATATGGAAAGACAAATGCGTAATATGGGTGGCATTATGGGTCTCGAAGACCAGAGACAAGGATATTTTTTAGGTAAACTAG